CAGTGTTACAACAGAACCCAAGAGCACATCTCCGAAGTCAATGACCTTGAAGACGTCAAGGATGTTGATGACTACGATTACACAGTCGGATATCCTGAAAAACTGCATTTCAACGTATAGGAAGGAGGTGTTCACCTGGTATCCGATACACTGGCTGCGTAGTGCGGTCAGTGTTTTTTTATTTCTCAAGGTTACTGATGATAGTTTCAGCACTGTCCTAAAATGAATCGGGGGTAATTTCTGACAACTGAAGACTGACAAAACCCAAGTAATTGTACGAGGGGGATAGGGGGTGAATTTCTCTGTATCCTAACTCCCCAAATAATTATATGTTGCGTGTATATTGTTGCCGCAAAGTTTATTATAGCAAAATTGTAAAACTAAATTGTTATGGAGAAAACTATTGAACAAATGGAGCGCGAATTGCGTGAAGCAAAAATGCGTGAAAGATGGAATAAGTTGCAAGAACTATTTTCAAAAGCAAAGACTCAATGCGAGGGAAAAGCATTTGGTAATAGAAAAATTAGCCTAAATTCTTTATCTCAGTACAAAATTGATTCAAGTATTGACTTATGTTTCGTAGATTATGTTTATATCAGTAAAGGATACTATACAGATGACGAGCATTGTGATTCTATACAATCTTTTGAAGATTTTTGCGCTAATGCAGATAGAGCGGAAATTAAAGCGTACGGAAAGAGTATGCATGTTTGGAAGTGTGCAGATGGTACAGCAAATTTTTCAATATCAAAATTAGATTGTAGAACACGAGATTTGCCGTCAAAAGATATTGACATTGATACATATAAAACCGTTGAAAAGATATTTAATGTGTCTTTGGATAATCTTCTTTTATCGTCAATAAAAGATTATCCATCATACGATTGCAACACATACAGTGCAGTCAAATGGTTAATAAGTAAAGGTAGGAAATTATTCGCACTAACAGATAGTGAAGCATATCTTCTTCAAGACCATCCATTTAGATACGGTAAATATCTATTGATTGATGATTTTGCAATAAAAATTTTGAAAGAAATGCGTGATATTGAGGCAGAACAGGCTTCAAGAGACACAGGTTTTTATTGTTGCGGCGAATGGGTTAGGCCAAGCGGAATCTCAGCCAGAAAAAGAGATTCATTAGATTCGATTTTATCAAGAATTACTAAATGTTAAGCAATTATGGATAAAGTAAGATTACAAAATTTACGTGTCATTGAGTTCAGGGGTAAAACTTTGAAAGGAGAATGGCATTATGGCGATTTATGGCAGGTATATGACAAAGAGAAGAATCGCTATGTAGGAGTCATCATTCCTCGTGATACAAATGATTTCAGTGCGTTGAAGTAGATTTTCACCAAGCAGAAATTGTCGTTGATAATCCGTTTGTAGCGGAACATTTTCCTCATGGTAAGAGTTATGTTTCAGATTTTCCTGAAATGGTAGTAAACGATTATCTTGTAAAGTATGAATCAAGAGACGGTGAGTTACATTTGATAAGATGTCGTGAGATGTCAAAGGGATTCCAAATTGGTTCAACTGAGTTAATTAAGACTCTTGAGTATTTCAGACGTGAGTTTATCATTAACATGGTTAAGAAGATGAGGAGAGATGCTCAGCGTAATTGGGAAGAAAAGCATATAGTCGCTCCGCGTGAAGAAAAACGAATAAGGTTGAATAAGCAACTGCGTAAAATATGAAAATATATGTTCACATAACACGAATAAGTAAGCAAGAATACAGTTTCAAACTCTCCAACCATGATGGTCTTAGATACGTTGCGCGCGTGTTGACTTTCAAAAATCCTAATTTCTTTGTTAAGAACAGGAAGATTGAAATGTTCGACAAACGCGCGTTCACTTTTCGTATAGGTATGTTACCAACCTTGATACAGAACCTACAGGAAGACGACATAGAATATCAGGTTGAAGATTACGATTATCAATTGCCAAAGAGCGTTAAGATTGACGACCGTATGTCAGGAAACTATATCCATCAGCGTAGGGCGGTTGAAGCGTTTTTCAAAAGGCGGTTTGGCATTATACAAGTACCAACTCGTGGCGGTAAAACTTTCATTGCTTCAGAGATAGCAAGAATATTCCTTGAAACTGATGACGGGTATTTCCTATTTTTGACGGATAACACGACTTTACACACCCAGGCGGTTAATGACCTTCACAAATACTTTGAGCGATACGGAGGCATCGAAATAGGGGAAATCAAGGCAGGTAAGATAGATACATCACACCGTATCACCGTAGGAATGATTCAAACGATTCAAACTACACTGTCAAAACGCTGCACCGACAAGGTGAAACAGCGTACTTTGAAAAAGTATTTGAAGGAATTAAAGTTCCTATGCGTAGATGAGATACACGACAACTGTTCAGACAGCAAACTAAAACTATACAAAAAAGAATGCTGTAATATCGAGTATCAACTCTGTCTTTCAGCAACGCCATACCGTTCAGAAGCGTTTGTGCAGAATCTGAAACTCATGGCTTGGAGTGGTGATGTTGTATATGAAATATCGGAAGAGACATTGCGAGAGCGTAAGGTACTGAGCGACTATCAGGTGTTTATATTATTCCTCGACCATAACAAAATCGACTATGGTGAGGTGATTGAGGAATACGGTGAGTTGCGGAAGCATATGATATTTCAGAGCAAGAAGCGCAACGGCTGTTTAGTGAAACTGATAAGTATGTTCCAAAGTAAGGGATTGAAGACGCTTGTTTTGTTTCAATCAAAAGAGCATGGCAGGATAGTCTCAAAATTGACGGGATATACGTTTATTGACGGCGATACTAAAAACGAAGAGCGCGAGAAATGCAAGCAGAAGTTCCTACAGGAGCAAGGCGGTGTCTTGATGGCGTCCAATATATTCAAAAAGGGAGTCACGCTGCCCGAGGTACAAGTACTGATAAATGCGGATGAAGGACTTGAAGACGCTAACACTATTCAGCGCAAAGGACGTGTATTGGGAGCAACGGAGCGTAAAACAAAGAGTCTGATTGTAGATTTCTTCGATTTGTATGACCTGTATTTCAGCGAGCATTCAGAAACAAGGTTACAAACCTACATAGAGTCAATCGGTGAGAACAATGTAACAATACTTGATATGTTCCAACGCGATTGGCTGAAGGATATTTCAGGTTTAACAGATAAATGGTTTGACTTATGACTTTCAAAGTAAGAATGCTTGAGCGCTATTTACCTAACAGCGGTACATGGTACGTTCTTAAAATCCGTATTTTAGGAATATGGTGGACGCTTCCAAAGGTGTACACCGATACGGTTATGGCTGAACAGGCTATGCGTGAATTAGGTATTATGTTCGATGGGCGTATATGTGAAAAAGTAATTTCGGAAAGGGAAGTTGAAGCATGATAGAGATTGTAAAGTATTTATGTGAGTTCTTCTTCTGTAACTTTTGGCACTTTTGCGGTCTTGTAATTGTATTAGCGGTTGCGGGATGTGGTAAGACGGTAATTGATAACAGCGTTAATTATAACAAACAAAAACGCAAGCAAAATGAACAATGAACGTCGTAAAAGAATCGCCGCTGTCATAGACAAACTTGATGAGGCGAAGAGCGAACTTGAAGAGATTCGCGATGAAGAACAAGAAGCGTTTGATAATATGCCTGAAGGTCTTCAGGAATCCGAACGCGGTGAAAGAATGCAAGAAGCAATCGACAATCTTGAAAGCGCTGCTGGTAGCGTTGAAGAAGCGGTTGACTCTTTGAATGGAATTGAATAATTCCTGGATGCTTATATAGCACAAAGGTGGTGCAACAACCGAATCTGTGAAGCAGGTAATTCCTACAAGACAGATAAGACGGAGGGTGCGGGTTCGAGTCCCGTTATAAGCGCAACAAAATCGTAAATCAAAATTGTTATGTGGAACGACACTTATGTTCAGCCGCAAACGCGGATTGAATTTCCCAAAACTATTGAAGTCAAAGAGCAACGCGCTGCTACTGATGATTCAATTAGATTAGCGCGTGAGTATGAAGACAAGGTGCGAGACAGCATTTTGTTTCACAATTATTATGGTACTTCTACAGGTTTGTACCTGAACATCACTGTTCAAGATATTGGTGTTTTGAGTTTTGTAAAATCATATCTTTGTATTTTGCAAATTAAAATCAATGAAAAGATATACACACGTAAGGTGAAAATCAGCCAAGATCAGTATCTGTTAATGAAAAATTGCGGCAATAATGAACTAACACAATTGCTGAATAAAAGTCATGCATTCATATTCTATAATGTAATGATGTTGCTTGCAGAAGCGGTTCTTCATAGCGAGGAAAATATACGTGAAGAGATTTGAACGACGATTTAGTGAATTTCTGATATGAAAAAGTGGATTAGACAATTTTGCCTTTGGTTCTTGAAAGAGGAACTTGACAAAGAACGCGCTATCAATGAGCGCAACGCTCAATTTACGCAGAGATTAAAAGAGGAACTTTATGAATATAAGAAATTTCATGTAGTGCCGCGTTCATTGTTCATGGAGTTGTTAAAGGTTATTCCAGACCCAAAGGACTTCAAGGCAAACTATCCTGTAGTAAAACGCGATTTGATTTTACACGTTATTCCTCCTAAAACAGAAGCACATCCGTACGACGTTGGCGTACACTTCACAGCGGTAGACGAGAATCATCTGCATATCGTCATCAAGGATTTAGGAATACGCTTCAACGTTGAGTGTATATTAAATTCTGGTAACTATCAGTGTTATGGAGTTATGACCGATATCACCGCTTGGTTTTGGAATTTCAGCAAAAGCGGTTTAACAATCGTATCAGATGCAGACTTTTTCATGATAACAGAGTTTATGAAAGCGCAGAACGTAGTATTATCATGACACAACGTCAGAAACAGCGTCTATTCCGATACGCAGTTGATTTATTCGTTCAACTGCTTCAGCAAGTAACAGGAAACAGAGTCAATTACAAATGTAATGACAAAGATGTTGCTTGCTGGAATTCGTTTATTGAAACATACGGAGAAGGTGTGGGCGAAAACTTTATACGTGAGTTTGCCGAATACGGCATGCAGAGTTGGTTTAATTCTGGTTCGCAAAAAGATTATACCCACGCTGTACGTTTTAATTGGATATTCAGTAAAAGTGCTATAAAGCGTTGGGATGCTCTTCCTGGACATGTACGAACAAAGGTAGTTCGTAAGAACCTGAAAAAGAATGCGAAGATTGATACTACTAAAAAGTCTTCGACTTTGACAGAGTTATTATTGACAGTTCGGGAATCAGAGGAGCGTTTCAAGCGTGAGTATTATAACACACCAAGAGGGTTGTTATGGTGCATAGCAAATACAACGTTGTTCTTCCATAAATCATCGCTATGTGTAGGCTGTAAATTCAAGGACGACTGCAAAGAAGCGTTGAAAGATAACTTTCCCAAATTATATGTAAAACGAGGTTATGGCAAAAAATAATTCATTAGCAAAGAACTTTGTCACAGAGTTGTTAGCGGTTGCTCTGAAAAGACGCACTGTGTTTGACGTATGTAAGCAATATATAAAGTATTCGTATTTACAGACCGAAGCAGAAAAGAAACTGTGGCAATGGATTGTTAAGCGCGCTGACTTAACAGGGCGCGTACCGACAGCAGGTCAAATACAACAGCAGTTTGAGGACGATGATAAGGTTCTTGAGAAACTTGCTGATATTCTTGATGTAGAGGTTGATGAAAATTACAACGTAGATAGTTTGTTAGATTCGTTTGAGGAATTTATCAAAAAGATGATGTTCCTTGACGCGAATGATAAGATTATCGATTTGTATAATAACCGTAGCAAAGAACAAGCATATCATACGTTCATACAGATGGCTGAGGAATTCAGCAAGTTCTCTATAAGGGACGCTCAGTTTGAAACGGTATTTGGTGATTTTGCGGTACGTCAAGCCCATCGACAGTCAGAAGACTATAACAAGCGAATCAAAATCGCAACGATGATTGATGAACTTGATAATCGTTTAGGCGGTCAGAACGGTGGCCCAGAAACAGGAGAATGCGTTCTGTGGTTAGGCGATTCAGGTGCTGGTAAATCTCAGGTTCTTGTTCATTGCGGTATATCAGCAGCGCGTAATGGTCACCGTGTAGCCCATTTCCAATTAGAGGGTACAAAAGAACAATGTCTCAACCGTTATGATGCGGCATGGACAGGTACGCTGTATCAGGATGTAAAGATAGGCAACATTCCTCCAAAGAAACTTGAAGTAACAAAACGTATCATCAGCAAATTGAGCAAGAATGATATTATTGTATCAAGTGAAGAAGAATTCAACGCGAAGACGCTTGTAGATGTGCGTCGCGAGTTGATTGAAATGGAAAAGAAATATGGCAAGATAGACGTCATCATAATTGACTACTTGGAGTTGTTAGAGGTCGGCGACGGTCATAACTATACGCCAGGAGAAGAACGCTTCAGACAAGCGAAACTTGCCAAGGGTATGAAAATGCTTGCGATGGAGTTCAACGCGGTAGTTTATACGGCAACCCAGTCGAGTAACATACCTGAAGAGTGTAAGAACGACCCTGAATTTGTAATCACACGTGCTCAGTTGAGCGAAGATAAGGGAAAAATCCGTCCGTTCGATATCTTCATCACTATAAATCAAACGCGTGATGAAGCGAAAGATGAAATAATGCGTCTTCACACTGATAAGTTGCGTGATTACAAAAACGGTGACCCGATACGAATTGCTAACAACTTTGCATATGCGCGGTTCTATGACAGAAAGCGTACTGTAGAATTGAATATGGACGATGAGTAAGGTAATTGATGAGGGCGACCTCAGAGACATATTACATATCCAAAAGGAAACGCACGGTAGGAAGCCGCAATATGTATGCGACTGCCCTTTCTGCGGGAAAGAGTCACATTTCTATGTTAACAAGATTACGCAAAAATTTCAATGTAAGAAATGTTGGGAGCAAGGCGACATAACAAAATTGTTGCGCTTTTTAGGTAAAACGTATTTGCTTGAAGGAGCGACAATACAAGATGACCAAGAACTTACAAGCATACGGAGCATTATAAGCGAGAAACATGAAGAAGAGGTAAAGTTATCAGACCTACCAACTGTGAAGATGCCTATCGGCTGGAAAGTGTGTAAGCGGAGCATTCCGTATCTTATCAATAGACACGTAGATGGTGAGACTTGCGCGCGTTATAATATAGGTATAACAAATCTATCACCGCGTTTCAAAAATTACGTTATCATCCCCATATACGACAACGGTGAAATCAAAGGGTACATAGGACGGTACGCGGCAAAGAAAGTTCCTGAAGACAAACTGCGTTACAATAACAGTCTTGGTACGGAGTTTGCGCAGTTGCTGTTTGGTTATGATGAAATTGTGAAGGATGAAACCGAAACGGTGATTTTGGTAGAGGGAGTGTTTGATAAGATTTCAGTTGACCGTCATTTAGGACTTTGGGAAGATAACAAAATCAAATGTGTTTGCACGTTTGGTAAAAAGATATCTGAGTATCAAATTGAAAAATTAAAGCGTAAAAATGTAGCAAAAGTCATATTGCTTTTTGACTATGACGCATTGTCAGAAATAAAGAAATATGGTATTTTGCTGTCGGAATACTTTGTAACAGGTATTACTTTTACAAACAAGAAGGATATCGACGAATGTACAACCGAGGAAGCATTGGAAGTTTTTAGTAACATCCGCAAACCGTACGAGTTCAATACAGACGTCATAGGTAAATTGAAAAGGTAATATGGAAAAGAGTCGTAATTTATCAAAATCGGAATACTTTGATGCAATTCAGCGTGAGTATATCATTGCTGATTTCAAACGTCGTTTTTACAGCAAGACGAAGGATAAAGAATACTATGCCAAGGTGGCAAGGTTCAAGGCTGAGAAAATCAATGATATTGCAAACCGTAACAATTTGATTTCAGTCATCAATGATGAACAGAAGTACAAAGAAGTTCGCAAAACGATAATCAATGAGTTGAATCAACCGTTGTTTGAGATGAGTGAAATTGATTTGCAAAATTACTATCGTGAAGGCTGCGAATTTGTTCACGAAAGAGAGGTTTGGATTTTGAAAGGAACAGACATGAAAAGGGCGGTAATTTACAAAAAAGATAGCAACATTCAAAAGGACGTGTCAATCGACGAAATTGCTCGAGTTTTGTAAAAATTTTCGATAAAAATGCCCAAATTTGCGAAAAAACGAAGAAAAATCAAAAATTTTTTCGTTTTTTCTTTTTTATTCCGAAAAAAAGTAGTAACTTCGCCCATTGTTTCGAAAACGAAACAAAATTGTAACTAAAAATCGTAGCAATGGAAACTGGCAAAAGAATGGCTGAGACCCTGTATCTCAGGTACGAGTATTTAGCAAAGAAATATGCGTACTCGTTGAATGATTTCGACAAAATCGCGTTTACACGCGAAGACTTAATTCAGGAATTCAGAATTAAGATTTTTCTCTCAATTAAATCGTACGGACGTAAATGGAAAAAGTATCGCGACGGTGAAGTCAGCAAACCTATTCCACTTCGTCACTATTTAGAAAGTGCTTGTCGTAACAAGTGTAAGGACTTCATGAAGTATATTGAGCGCGAAAGTTGCAAGTGCTCAATAGATGAGGTCAATTTTGATTTTGGCGTCAATGAGGATAGTTACATTGATGTCAGTTCAAATACGTTTGTTGTTCACGACATTGACTTGCTGGAAGGACTGACGGGAATAAAGCGTAGTATATATTCCTTATATTTACGCGGACATAACAAAGTATTTCTTAGCAAGGTTTATAAAAGCAAGATGGGCGTTGAAAAGTCTGCTGAAGCAAAAGAAGCGGTTGAGCAGATTTTAGAAGACCAAAAGAATTTCTTGTTAGGTAAGTATGGAAATGACCTCACACAGAAAACAACGGTATTCTCATCGTACCAAATTGATGATTGATAATTAACAATATTGTAAAACTTAAAAATTGTACTATTATGGCAAAGTTGAATGCTGAATTGCAAAAGCGCGCTGAAGCGATGGGTCTCAAATTTAAGGACGAAGACCAACTGCGCGAGAAACTCCTGAACATCCTCAAGGAAAACGAGATTGAGGGTATGGAAGAGGAAGAAACTATGACCCTGATTGAAATCGCTGAGTCGTTCTATGACGGTAGCGAGGACAAGGGCGGTAAGGACTCTGGCACCAAGGCTCCTGCGGCTGAGACCGAAGAGGAACTTGACCAACTCGCCAAGGAAGAGGGCAATGAACCCGAGTCTGCTGAGGAGGAAAACAACGAGGAGAACAACGAAGAGAACGATGAGTTCGACGGTATGTCCCGCGATGAGTTGAAGGAATTCATCAGCGATAACGAGTTAGGCATCAAGGTTAAG